TCCTGCAAGTTTATTCAACGCATTTGCAACCATTTCTCTTTGTGTCATTTCTTTTTCTTGTGTTGCAGGGGAATCTTGCATTACACTATCAGCTCCACCTGTGTTTCCCCCAGCACCCTCAGTGCCATCTGGTACATCACCTTCTTCAGGTACAACTTCATCATCAGTAATTGGATTTAATCCTAAGAACCTACCTATTGCTGATTCAGCAAATGCATTATATATTCCAACAAAGAATCCTTTAATCTTTTTAAATATATTCATGATTCCGTCAATTAGTGGGTCAAAAAATCCAAAGTAACTTCCTATTATTGCAAGTGCAGCACCAACTGCCACAAGTATTGCAGTTAATGGATTTGCCAATACTAGTCCTTTTAAAAATATAAATGCCCCTATGACTGCTGATTTAAATGAAGCATAATAACCTGCTATTGCTACTCTTGCACTATTAAGTAATTTTTTCATTCCACCTGGTTGTGATAATGCTTTGTCTATACTCTTGAATGTATTTACGATACCAGTTCCAAGTTTACCCATTTTGTCATTAAACTTGTCTATACCTTTACTAAAAGAATTAGTGAAATTGCTAAATGCTGCCTTAATACTTTTATCAAATGTACCCTTTCCTTTATACTTGTCCATGTTTAATGCCATTCTAGATTGTATTTTTAGTTTTAATGCAAAATTTTTGAAACCTTGTTTGAAATTTGCAAATGATTTACTTGCACCATCAAATATTTTTTTCAGACCACCATCTTGAACAAAATCAACTGCTTTATCAAAATATCCTGCAAGAGACATAATACCTTTTTTAAGTAAATTGAATACCATCTTTGGTTTAATTGCAGTTACGATAGCTAGTATAGTTAAAAAGTTATCAAATATAACTTGTATAAAACCTTTTGTACCATTTAATAATTCTTTAATATCTTTTCCAAACTTTATTAATGCATTTATTATGGTTGTAAAAACTCCTTTTGCAGTATCAGTTTGTAGAAGTTTTGCAAGTGCAAAAAATCCAACACCAGAAAGTAATGCTTGAATAAATGTAGGTGTCTTTCCAACAAAATCTTTTGCCTGTTTTCCTAAATTTGAAACTCTCTCACCAACTCCTTGTAACGCACCAACAAGACCTTCTTGTCTTTTATTTTCTTCGTTTATTTGTTCTTGATTTTTAGCACTATCTGGGTCTGTGTTCTGTAGCATTTCAGATTGCACTTCTGTATTGGATTCAAATGCATCTGCTACTCTTTCATTACCCTCATCTACTTTTTCACTAAGGGCATCTAATCTACCTACAAGTTTTTGATTGTGTGAGGTTGCCTGGTCTAAACGAGCCTTGTCTCTAGTGGCATCTGCCATATTATGAAGTAATACTGCATCTACTACTGTACTAAAATCTGCTGCCATTATTTTTTACCCGAACCTACATATAATCCAAACCATGCAGCACCTGCCCCTACAACGACTGATACAAAAGCAGATTGTGCATTTGTTGGGTCTGGTAATGTCATAAACCATTCTGTTGTACGATAAAATGCATAACCATAAAGAGTGATTAATAGTCTAGGGAACACACGCCATTTATCAAAAGTGGATGCTGAACTGTTATACCAACTCTCCTCTTTAGTTTCTACTTGTTTTACTTCATCGCTCATTTTTCATTTTCCTATTTTCTTCTTCTATTCTTTTGTTTTCTTCTTTAATCCAATTCTGTAATTGTGATATATAGATTTCTCTTTCCCATGGCATCATATTCTCTAACTCTGTCAATGAGTATTTATGATGTTGCATGAGTGCAAAGTTCATTTCGTAGTGAGTTTTTAGGCTCTCGTGAGAGAGCCCTACTCTAAAAAACTGTCTAAACCCTCCAACAAAATTTCACCTTTTACTTTTGTCTTTGGATTTGTAACCTCTACTACATGTCTTAACTTTGGCATTGTTTCAAAAAACTTAGAAATATTTTCAAACTGTTCTGTGTTTAATGAATCTATAAAGTCATTCAATTCTTTTTCAGATATATCTTTTTTATTGTATATATCCTCTCCAAAATGAATTTCAGTAATACAAGAATCTAATGCTTTAAAAATCATTTCCTCTGGTTTTCCTTTGAAAACTTTCATATCTGATAATAAAGGATATCTTAGAATCATTTTAACAGTATCAGTTACCTGTACTTCATTTGTGTGGTCATCTGTCATTTGTACTTCAACCTCAGATAAGTCTATTGTGACTGGTGTCATAGTTTCTTTATCATCTGGGCATCTTACATTTACATTTACTTTATCTCCAACAGATTTTCCTCTAACTCTTAGAAAAATATATTCTGCATCAAATAAAGAGCATGATTTTGGATTAACACCATCAAAGGTACAATCTTTTATTAATGCAGACATAGCATCTATTACTTCATCTTCATCTTTTGAATCTTGTGCCAATAATAATCTTTTTTGTTCTTTTACTAAGAACGGCCTATATTTAATTTCCTCACCTGTTGAGGGTAAAGTTAATGTATATGTAGGCGTTTCAAGTTTGGGTAAAGCCATAATTTTTCACTCCGTTTATAATTTACTTAATACCTTTGGTATTCTATTTAGTAGTTGTCTTTCAACCTGGTCTCCAAGTACACCTTGAATTCTATCTAATAATGGTTTTGGTAAGTCTGCCTCATCTGTCAGATTTTTCCAATATCTAAATGTAAATGTAACATCTACACCCATAGGTGCAGTTGCAGGACTTGAATCTAAACCCTGTGCCGCAATACTTTTTGGAAAACACTCTACTAACTCACAACCATATCTTCTGTTGTTTTGTGCATCTAATGAATATATTTGTATTGTTCCAACATAGTCATCATAATAATTTACTGCCCATGTTTGTGTATTAAATGCAAGTCTTTGCCATGTTTCAAAAAATTTCTTTTCTCTAAAATCATTGTGACAATAAAAAGATGCATCAACATTACCATATTCAAAACCATCTACTATTTCTCTTGTAGGGCCGTAAATATTATCATCTGAGGTAGTTGTTAATGTACGACCAGGGAAAGAAATTTTATTACATTGATATGATACATCTTTAGTATCTTGTCCACCCACTTGTCCAAATAACACTTGTGAAAATAAATTAGTGGATGCTGCAGGGCCTCCTGTTCCTCTACTGCCTGATGGTGGTAAAAATAAAACTTCATACCTTGATGGTAATGCCATACCATCATCATCTCTCAATGGTGCTAGTAATTCGTTTAAAACTGATGATGCCGCAGCATCTACAAAACTTCCTAAATTAAATGCCATTAAATCATACCTCTTGATTTTGCGTGAACGAAACTTTCACCTTTCTTTTTAAACCTTGCTACAGGTAATAATACAGCAACAACAAACTCATCTGCATTTATTTTTCTAAAATTAGACCTTACTTGACCACTTAAATATCTTTTCAAACAAGGTTTAATTTCTCTTACTTTTTTTAATGCACTATAGTCTGCATTGATAAATGTTGTTTCATCTAGTGCTTTATTGTTTGCAAAACTCATAATTCTATCTAATAATCTAATCCTAATTGGCATAGATAAGTAATGAAAATTAATTCCTAAAAAACCATCACTATATTGTTCTATTGGTAACACCAAAGGAAATCTATCATAATATGGTAGTTTCTTTTTTAATTTTGGGTCATAAAAAAACATATTCAACAGACCCTCATGTGGTACTGTACTAACTTGACCATCTTTTATTAATTGACTAGTGGTGGGGTCTCCAAATTCTTTTATTTTGTTACGAAACCATGTAACAGACATAGGTTTACCACCCGCAGCCTTCATAACTTCTCGTATATAATTACTTACTGCCATGTATATATTTATAAGAAATTTATGAGATTATAGAAAAAAGGTGCCCTCGAAAGGACACCTTTCATGATTGATTAGTTATCTGCTAACTTTTCAAAATATGCTAATGTATCATCTTCCTCTACCACAGGTGTTGAAACCTTTGTAGATTGAGGTTTTGTATCAACTTTTGCAGCTGCTACAGGTTCATCATCTATTTCATCAGCAACATTACCGACTTTTACAGTACCAGAAAGGACTGCATCTAGTCTAGTTTTGAGTTCATCATAAGATTTAAAGTTTGTTGGTGCAGTAAACTCTGCAAGAGAGTGTTGTGACTTCCAAACTCTGTCTGCTTCAGAATCATCATCAAAAAGTTTAGATGTATCTTCAAACTCTGATTTATCATAGTTCCAAAAACCATCTACTTTACGAATCTTTAGTTTAAAGTTTGCACCTTCCCAAAAATCAAATGGGTTGATTGCCTTTTCATCTTCAAACTCTGGTGACATCGCCGCAGTAATCTTATCAAATATTTTTTTACCATATCTGAATAGAAAAACTTTACCTTCATTCTCTGGGTGTTTAGTATCACTAACAACATAGATGTTTGAAAAGTATTGTAGTTTTCTTTTTTGTTTACGAGCAATCTCTTTATCAGATTCAAGACCTGTGTTCCACAATTTAGTATTGTGTTCAGATACAGGGTCTTTTTGATTGAGTGTTGTAAGAGAGTTTTCTATATACCATTGACCTGTTGGGCCTTGAAATGCATGATTCCAAACTTTTGCCCATGGTAGGTCTTCGTTCTGACAAGCAGGCAGAAAACGAATAACTGCATAACCATTACCAGACTTATCTAACTCTGGTTTCCACAGTCTTTCATCTACATAGGATTTTTTCTCTTGAGGTGTAGATTCACCTTTTGCAGCATCTAACAGCTTATTAAGTGAGTTACTTGATTTTAGACTATCTAATGTCATATTATTTCTCCGTATGTTATCGTATGTTTATTTTTATGTATTTTACAATACATAGTTATTTATAATACTAGGTATTGCAAACAATGTCAAGGTTTTTATAGGTAACACTTCGCACATTTTCGCAAATCATTGGACTAGCATCTTCCTGTACAACCCAATAAAATTGTGTCTCTGGGAAGTCCTTAAATGTTTGAATTAATTGTGTGGTCCAATTATCAGTATTAAATCCTCTTGAATTTTCAGATAGATAATTATCTGTTCCTTTATAAATGTTATTGATTGGCTCATCATATTCACTTAGGTCAAATCCTAACATGTATATTTCTTTAGCACCTTGTTTACATGATAGATACATGGCAGTTGCACCTGCACACCATTCTCTAGGATAATCTATTAAATTAACTTTGTCTTTTTGTTCTAACCATGTAATATACAAACCAACATTATTATAACATTTTGCTCTTAAATCATCTTTGTCTAAATGTGGAAACTGAGTAAGCATCTCTTGATAATTTTTTTCTGCAGTCTCTCTTTCTTTTCCTTGAATGACACAAGACTTATTATCATTCCTTTTAGTTTCATGTATATCGGTTGGTAGATAATTTATTTTTAAAAACTCTGGGTCAAATTCCTCTACCACAGACCAATCAGCAAAATAACAATCATGTTCTATTGCATAACCAGATTCGTATATCTCTTGTTGTATGCCATAATCTATAGCAACAAGATTATCTACTTTACAATCTCTATAGGCGGCATTACATCCCCATGTTGTAACTCCTGTATATGACTTGGTTGTATCCCAGACCTTTCTAGATTCACCATTACCATAAATTAAAGAAATCATGATGACTTAATGTTTGTTACCTTACTAGAATTAAATCTAGATTTTATATCTTCTTTTGCTTCTTTTAAGTTTAAAAATTTAGATGCATATACAAAAGTATCATTACCATCTAACACTAGTTTATATTTTTTATATTGTGTTTGTTCTACCATATTTTTGCCTCTATGTGTCTTTCATAAATTATTAAATACCATTCTGTGAAAAAGTGATAGTTTATAATACCAGCAAGTAGTATTAGTGAACCTATCATGTTTACCACTATCAATGACCAATCTTTCCATATCCAACCAACTATCAACCAACCTGTAACACCTACAAATTGAAAATACATGTTGAAAGGATACAGGTCTAATGCTGTTGCTGCGGCACCCATAATTAGTACCACACTTGAAAACCATTTTATATACCAATCTATTCCGTCTGGTCTATCCATTTATTTAAATCTTTCATTGTTACAAATTCTAAATTACTTATACCTTGAAATTTGTCCTTATGTTCTTCTTGTGATACCCAATAAAAATTTACATTCTTAAATTTTCTCATAACAGTTTTCATCTGATTCTGCCATATTGTAGAATCAAATCCTTTGTTGTAATCAGGTAACAAATGAACATTACTTAATGATTTACCTACTGTTGCTAAATCAAATCCTAGTAAGTAAATATTTTTTGCCCCTTGTTTACAAGCGAAATACATTGATGTACTACCACCACTATTTCTTTCAAACTCATTTATATCATTTATTTTTTCTTTGCCTGTTATCCATGAAATATACAAACCTGTATTTCTCATACATTTGTGTTTGAGTGCTTCTATCTCACCTTCATCTTCTGGTTTATCCATGTTGTTAAATTTTTGTAAAGCAGTAAAAGGATTTTTACCTCTTACTACACACCTTGTTTTTCCTACTTTATTATTTTCAAAAATCTTGTCTTTATCAAAACCTAATTTTAATAATTCTATGTATCTACTACCCCAAGCAGGTTTATCAATAAATTCTTTTGGTAACTCATGCCAATCTGAAAACCATAATGTAGAGTTTCTATAATCATCTTCAATTATTTCGTGTTGTCTTATGTAATCTACTGCCACTAAATTATCTACATGTATATTTTCACGATATATTCTATTACACCCCCAAGTTACTATGTTCTTAAATTTTCTTGGTTTAAAATCTAATCTAGATTTACCATTTCCATATATTAATACATTATCCATAATTATTAATTATATCTGTATATTTCATAATGTCTTTTCCATTTTTAGTTTGATAATTATGTAATTTAAGTTTTGCTTCAAGTCTCATACAAATAAATCTTCTAGGATATTTTGATTCTTTTCTATCTGTTATGTAATGCCAACTAAGTGGTGTGTTAGGAAACAATACAATTTTGTTTTCACCATACTTAAATATCTTTTCCTCTTTTGTTTTAGGATTATGTAATGTCAAATGACCACCATCATCTTTTTCATCTGGGTGTTTAAAATACCATAAACCTGTTACCAATTTATTACCATTATCAATATGTAACTTTCTCATTGGGTATGCTTTATTAGGTGGATTCTCTGAAAATAGATGTGAACACATACCTGTAAGTTTTTCAT